ATATTTGTATGTGCCTGATGGTGAAAGTAGACAGAACGGAGTACCAATACTTCCTGAGAATATGTTGCATATTAAGCTTCCTAACCCTATGGATCCTCTTGAAGGTATTGGTTATGGGTTACCGCCGTTAGCTTCGGCTGCACAGTCCGCTGATGTGGATAATATGGTGACAAAGTTCCTAAACCTATTTTTCCATCGTGGAGCAATGGTCACAGGTATATTGAAGTTTGATATACCTCTGAGAGAAGAAACCGTAGACCTTATTCTAGAACGATGGAAGAAGAAATACGGAGGTTTTGAGAATTGGCAAACAGGAGTGCTGGATCGCGGAGGTTCCTACGAAAGAATCGCTCTTACGTTCGAAGAGATGGGTTTCGGGGAGGTAGATCAGCGGTCAGAAACCAGAATCTTGGGGCCATTCGGCGTGCCTCCAATTCTCGTGGGCGCTCGGGTTGGGCTGGAGAGAAGCACTTATAGTAACTATGAGTCCGCTCGACAGGCAGTTTGGGAAGATACTCTCGTACCGGAGAGTAGATGGTTCGAGGTGGAGTATCAGAGACACCTGGACACCGACGACGCCTTCGTTATGTTTGACTATTCTGAGGTACCAGCATTAACACAATCGCTACCGAAGACTATATCCGCAGCGTATACTCTTGTTCAGATGCGGGTTCCGCCTAATCAAGCAATTCGAGCAGTTGGTTTGCAGGGTAGGGTTGGTTATATAGAAGGCGGGGACGAACCAGTAATACTTGAAGGTCGAGGTGACCAGCAAGGTCCACGTATAGATGAGGAAGAAGATTCCTGGGGTATGAGATAGGAGTTCATTATGGAGTACAAATCAGAGAATAAGCCCACTGAATACAAGACGATACCGGCCTTTGTTAAGGCTGTTGAGGGTACGGAAGATCACGGGATAGTGGAACATCTGATCTCAGTGTATGGTATTGAAGATCTGGGCGGAGATGTTGCACATAAGGGTATGTTTACTAAGACAGTTCAAGAACGTAAGGATCAAATTCGAGTTCTTGATAATCATCAACATAACTCAGCCCTTAACGTTGTTGGGAAGCCTCTAAAGTTCTGGGAAGTTGGGCGCGACGGTCTTCCTGACGGAGTGCTTAAACGTTTCCCGAGAGCCACTGGTGGAATGATGGTTCGAACTTTGTTTCTTATGGATACTCCAGAGGGTAAAGGCACCTTCCTTAGAATTAAAGCAGGGGCCTTGTCAACTTTCTCCTACGCTTACGAACCTATAGACTACGATTTTGAAGAACTCCAGAATAAGAGGATGATTCGTCACCTCAGGACCATTAAGCTGTATGAGTACGGTCCAGTGGTGTTTCCGATGAATGAGGGAGCGGTGTCAGTTAGTGCTAAGTCAGAAGGCAAGGATATAGACGAGGCTGAAACGAAGAATCCCTGGAAGGTCTTTGAAGAGGACGGAGAGTATTGTGTGTATAAGGTGGATTCTGAGGGGAATAAAGTTGGAGACCCTCTAGGTTGCCACTCATCTTCAAGTGAAGCAGAGGAACAAATTGCTGCCTTACATTCTAATGTGGAAGATGCTGGCGCTCATCTTACGTTAGAAGAGAAGCAAAATTTAGCTCAGTACGTAGAAGATGTAGGATCGGCATTTTATTATGGTGTCTCGGGTCTAAGTAAGTACATACAAGGCGTTCATGAAGATTATCTAATAGTTAGCGAATACGGGAAGAATGGGTACTGGAAGGTGCCCTATAAGGTAGGAGAAGATGGTAGTTTCATCTTCGCTGATGAAGATGCTTGGGTTATGGGTAGTCTCGAGTTCGTTCCAAATGAGTCTGAGGAAGAACCTGAAAAGAGCGTAGATTACAAGAGGTTACTACAGATTGCGGAACTTGAGCTCGAAGAGATAAACTTGGTTGAGTTAATGGCCGAGGCCGGGCCGGAATAGTACCACCCACCTTGGAATCATATATAGTACGTTCATTAGGAGGATATGATGGCAGTGGAAACTTGGAATGACAAGCTTGGTGAGGCCAAGCACCTCTTTGAGAAGGCCCGGGGTATTTATGGGGACCCTGAATCTTCAGAAGAGGAAAAGGCTAACGCGGCGAAGATGATTGAGAAGGCTGAGAAGCTTAAGGAAGAAGGCTTCCAGCTTAAGGACCTCTTCGAGCAGGCGCAACAGATTGCGCAGGCTGAGGCCGACGAACAAAAGGATGAAACCTTCGAGGAGTCGCAGCCGCCTGCTGGTAACGAGGTTGGGGAGTTTAAGTCCTGGGAAGAGTACCTGATCGCGATTTGGGCTAATATGGCTCATCGGAAGGAAGATCCTAGGCTCAAGTGGTTTGGTGAGGAACGTAAGTCGGGGCATCAGCAAAAGAGTATGTCCTCGACTTCAGGTGCGGCTGGGGGATTCCTGATTCCCGAACAGTTCATCGCGCAGCTCCAAGCCGTACAGTCCGAGAACACGCTGTGGCGTGCTGCTGGGGCTACCGTTATTCGTATGAGTAGCCGACAGGTTACCCTTCCTGTGCTGGATCAGACTGGTACGACTGCTGGTAGACCGCACTGGTTTGGTGGTATGCGATTTTACTGGAAGGATGAGTCGGATCTCAAGACTGAGACCGAACCTGAATTCCGTCAGGTGACTCTGGCGGCCAAGAAGCTTATTGGTCTGACCAATGTTCCTGATGAGTTGCTGGATGACAGCGCGATTTCTCTTGCTGACTTCCTTTCGGGTCCGATGGGTTTCGCTGGAGGTATTTCTTGGATGGAGGATTATGCCTTCTTCCAGGGTACTGGTGGTGGACAGCCCTTGGGCGTCCTTAATAGCCCTGTGCTTCTGACTCCTGCTCGCGCTGCCGGCGGCAATATTGGGTACACGGACGTGATTGATATGCTCCAAGAGTTTATGCCTAGTGCTCGTGGTGCTTGGTTCATCAGCCACTCCGCACTTTCCCAGATTATACAGATGACTGGACCTGCTGGGAACCCCTCCTACGTGTGGCAACCTAATGCGCGTGAGGGCACTCCTGGTTATCTGTTCGGTTATCCGGTTTACTGGACTGAGAAGCTTCCGGTGCTTGGCGAGACCGGAGACATTCTGCTTGCTGATCCTCGGTATTATCTGGTTGGGGATCGTCAGGCGACTACGATTGAGTCCACTAAGTTCCATCGCTGGGCTTACGACGAGACCACCTGGCGTGCAGTTCACAGGGTTGATGGTCAGCCCTGGCTGGAAGAGCCCATCACGTATCAGGACGGCGAAACTCAGGTTAGCCCCTTCGTGGCCCTTGGCTCGACTGCTGGTACCTAAACATAAAGATAGGTAATTGACTGGGAGGGGTAAATAGCCCCTCCCACACTTTAGGAGGATTAAAATGACTGTTAGTGAGAATTTTTCAGAGATTCATGAAGTTCTGGCAACTATTGCCCCCACGACTGCAAATGGTACTGTGGCGGCTCACGGAACTGGTTACTTCGATATGGCTGAATTCCATCGGGTCTTCGTTTTCGTCCAGGTTGGAGAGCCAGGAGCGGCTGGAAGCACCATTGATATTGCTGTCAACGAGGCAACTGATCTTGACGGTACCGGCGAACAGGCCATAGCGGCGCTGGCAGCGACGCAGATCGACAATGGAGATACGGGCGCCTACGTTGGTATGGAGATTCGACAGGAAGACCTTTCGCAGCACGACGGCTACCACTGCATTAACGTTGTTGCTACTGTTGGAACCAATACTTATACCTTCAGCCTCGCGGCCCTGGGTTACGTTGCTCGGTACGATCCGGCAGATGTTACTGGTTATGCTGAGTTGATTACCGCATAAATCTACTACATTGGCGGCTACTCGGAGAAGCGCGTTTCTACTTCTCCGACGCCGCCCCTGTGATTATGATTGGGGTCTGGGGGTGAGTAATGCCTTACGTTGTGCTTAAGTCGATTCAGAGAGTTAGAGAGCGTGGTAAGCTGGTTACCTACCATCCTGGTGATTCTATTGAGGTGGGTAGACAGACGGCCGAGAAGTGGATATTGGAAGGATCAGCTTATGATCCTTATGGTCAGGTGGTTAAAGGTGCCTTTTCCTCTGTTGTGAGTGCCAAGGGAGTAGAGTATGGAGTTAGGCTTCTAGAGGAAGAAAGTTCTGTTTCAGAGTCTTCCCTGGGTGGCCTTATAGGTAAGTTGCAGGTATCCTATGGTCCTCCTGAATGTCCCTATCCCTACACGTTTGTTTGGAAGACCAGCAAGCCTGTTAGTATGCAGCTTTTGAACTATGGCTGGTTAAGGATTAGTGAAGCTAATCCTATTGAGGAACGCTGGGAAATGGCTGCAATGCTTGTGGGGCTAGATAAAGTTATTGCTGATGTTCCAGCAGAGGCTCAAACTAAGGAAGAGACGCTAAGTGTTATTGGCGATCTTAATGTACCAGTATATGAACCTCGTGCGCTATGGTGTAGAGATACTGATTCAGTTAAAAGCTTGCTACATCAGTATGCTGGCCTCCTAGATATGGGTGTTCAGCCGCATCATGCATTTATGCGTGCTTTGTACCAAAATGATGTAGCCCTTTGCACTCTGCCTAAGGACTGGTCGAAATGAGGTATGGTGTTGTATACGTAGCTTATGGAGTAAAAGCCGAACGAGAGGTAGCTGAGAGTCGTAAGGGGCTTTCAGAGGGTACTCATATATTCGTTAATGATGAGTTTGATCCCTCCTCTAAGTATACTATGGATCAACAAGCTCATATTGCTAAAACGCAGGCTTTTCAGTGGTCTCCATTTGAGTATACCCTAATGCTAGATGCTGATACTAGAGTTATGGATGCAAGTCGTCTATCATTAGGGTTTGAAGCAATGAAGCTTGGATGGGAGATGCTTATGGTTCCAAGCTTTCCTCCTCGTAAAGATGCAGTTTTGTGGCATTTGTCAAGGGCAGAAAAGGACTATACTCTAGACAAGCTTGGTAGGTTTGGTCACTATATGTTTAATACTGGTGTTATGTTTTTTCGTAAGTGCAGAAGAGTTCAGAACTTATTTACCTCTTGGGAACGTGAGTGGAGTCAGTTTAAGGATAGAGATCAGGGAGCTTTTCTTAGAGCACTAAAAGATAATCCTGTTAAGTTGTTCCTGCTAGGTAAAGATTTCAATTCTAAGGATGGAACAGTTGTCAAACACTTATTCGGTAGAGCGTCAAATTGATATAATAATCCCAACACTGGATTTAAGTAGGGCAAACAAAACTGCAGAGCTAGCTTCATTAACTGGTAAGCTTTACGGGAGACCACAGGTAAACGTTATTGTAGTATTAGACGAAGATAGAGATGGGTTTACCTCAACTGTTAATGAGGGATTAGAACTTACACGTCCTGGTTCTGATGTATGCCTACTTAATGATGACGTGTATAAATTTCAGTATGGATGGCTGGCTTTTCTACACAGAGCGCTGCATTCTAATAAGAAGATCGGTATTGTAGGGCCTTCAGGTAAGTGTGCATCATCACAGGGGCGTGGACAGTTAATGCCTGGTGATACAGGCTTAAAATCAGTATCGAACGTTTCCTTTTGGGCAACTCTTATCAAGCGAGAAGTTATAGATGATATAGGGCTTCTTGATAAAAGATTTATTCATTATGCAAGCGATGTATATTATTGCTACTGTGCCAGGAAAAAAGGTTGGAAGGTAATGTGGTTTAAGTCAGTTTACTTATGGCATAGACATCACGGAAGCGGTCTACAATCGAAATGGAAGAGACATGACCAGAAAGTCTATAAAAGACTTACCAAGTGATATTGTAGTTTATACGGCTGTTTTTGGTGGTTATGATAGACTTAAACCTGCTAGATACCCTAGCGTATGTATAACTGATTTTCAGCAAGGAGCCCTTGGCTGGCAATATCGTGGGCTGCTTATGGGGGGAACTAACAAGGCAAAAAGCTTCTGGGCTAAATCTCATCCACATATACTATTTCCTGATGCGAAGTATTCAATCTTTCATGATGGAAATGTAGAGATGCTCATAAGTCCAAGACAGCTAATTAGCGAAACTTTAAAGAATAACGATATTGCAGTGCATATACACCCTCAACGTAAGTGTATATACAAAGAGGGAGAGGCTTGTGTACGATTAAAGAGGGCCAGTCGTAGAGATGTAGATGCACAGATGGAATACTTGAGACGGAATGGATATCCTGAGAACAATGGGTTAGTGGACACAGTAGTACTAATTCGAAGGCATACGCCTGAGATAGCAGAGCTAAACGAATGTTGGTGGAGTGAATTCGAGCGCAGCCCTGCCAAACGAGATCAACTCAGTTTTAACTTTGTTTGCTGGAAACTTGGTGTTGATTATTATAAGATTAAAGGTCATCCTAGATATGGAGGCTACTTCCAATGGGAAAAGCATCGAAGGGCGAGGAAGCCACAAAACCTAAAAAGCTTAAGAAGCCATTGAAGCCCAAACACAATGGTTTGAGCTATAGGGATACTGCTGAAAGTAGACATAGGATGTTTAATAGGATAGCTAGACGGGCTCTTCAGGGAGGTTTTGGAGGAGGATGAAGCTTTCCGTAACACGACCTGGTTTAGAGTTCTACGTTAAGCGTTTGGAGCAAGCAGAACCCTATTCCTTTATACGATTTGGTAATGGAGAATGGGACTGCATCTTTAATAGGGCAGTACGGACTGGTAGTGGTTCTCAATCCTTAAAGAGTTCTTCGCTTAAAGCCGGTATGCGTAGAGCAATGGACTATAATGATTCTAGTTATTTTCGTGCAATTCAGTCGCCTAGCTATATGAAGCGTCAGGGGCTAACTCCTCTGATACTTAGAGCTTATCCCTCAGTAATTTGGCATCATGGAGAGGTTTTTCATTATGCTAGTAAGAGGGCTGAACTCAAACCTTTAATTAATCAGCTTCGTAAACTCAGAGTAGGTTTCATTGGACCTAGACATCTTAGACGACTTAACAGATTTATTGATTATGAATGGTTTGTTGAAGTTTCTAAGCGGGATTGTTTTAGTGATTATGCTGAGATTAGGACTGAAATACTTAAACAGAATGTTGTAGATGTATATAGTTTCAGCGCTGGTCCAGCCGCTAAGCTCCTAATTTATGAATTGCACCAGTGTTTAAGAGGGCGATCTACTTTGATTGACTTTGGTAGTATGTGGGATCCCTACTGTGGAGTTAATTCTAGACATTATCACAGAAGGGTAACTGAGCAAGTCATTAAGGAGAATATGAATGTCTGATGAAGCTGAGACCACTGTTCGTGTTCCGTGTCTTGTTTATTCCAGGGTTGTTGGGTTTCTAAGACCAGTACAATACTGGAACGATGCTAAGCAGCAGGAATTTAAAGAGCGTAAGGTGTTTACTTTTAAGGCTGAGGAAGAAGAGAAAGAGGAAGATTAATGAGTAGGTATGGTACAGTAGATCAGTTAATTCAGAGGATAGAGCTGTCTGCTGAACCTGATGCGGATAGAGTTACTATGCTGGAAGAACTTCTAGACGCTATTTCCAGGAAGATAGATAACTTCTGCGGAGTACCTGATAACTGGTTTATAGCTGAAGATCCTGAATCTATTAAGTACTTCCTAGCAGACGGTAAACCGTGGCTACGTATTCCTGAATGTATTGAGGTTACTGCTGTAGCCGTTAAAGACACCTATACAGATACTACATATACTTCGTGGGATTCGCCCTCGTCGGCTTATGCTGGAGATGGTGACTGGTTACCTGCTTCAGGTACATATGAGTATCCGTTGTATGGAAGACTACCATATACGCTTTTGATAGTAGATCCTAATGGAGATTTTAGCGTTTTTACTAATGGAGTTAAACTTCCTACCGTGCAGGTAACCGCTAAGTGGGGATATTCAGCATCTGTACCTGCTGATATTCGTGAGGCTACACTAGCACAGACGACTGTACTCTATAAGAGATTTCAGGGTAGTATGTCAGCTAGTTTAGCTTCGTCGGATCTAGGTATAATCTCGATGAGGATTAGGCAGTCAGCTCTTTCGAGGGATGTGCAGGAGCTTTTGATTGACTCCGGCTGGGTTAGACCCTTATATGGACAGATACACTAATGTCACCTAAAGCGTCACTACCTCTAGAAATAGAACTTGAGGGGGCTGAGGAGTTAATTGCAGAGGCCCTGCGAATACAGGGAGAACTTACTGGTTCGCAGATGGAGCAAGTTTGGGAACGCTTAGTGGAACTTGTTAGTCGTGAAGCTAGAGAGAGGGCTCCATTTTGGGAAGGTGACTTGCGGATAAGCATTGAAGGCGAAGTTGGTAGAGACGGGCAGGATCTACTGGGTGTGATTTTTTCAGATGAAGAAACGGCACCCTGGATGGAACGCGGTATAGATCCAGTATGGCCTCCATTTGAAGCGATACAGCCCTGGGCTGAGGCCCACGGCTGGGCTGTATATAATCTAGCCTGGGCGCTTTCAGTGTACGGTATTGAGCCGAAGAAGTTTATGGAAGAAGCTCTAAAGGAAAATGAAGAAACTATAGTTGGTCTTATAGGTCGTGCAATTGCTACTATTATGGAGGCAACCTACTGATGGCAGTTACCTTAATGACGTTGTGCGATTCAGTCGATACCACTATGGACACTGTAGAAGGCCTAAAGGTTCATTTATCTTACGACGAATTAAAGGAATCTCTAGATGCTAGTGACCTACCAGCCTTGCAGGTATATCCAGACTCATTTGATCCAGATGTTAGGAATCAGGCAGAACGGACAACTTTTCGAGCTGGAGTACAAAATCAAGAGCTGGTTATCTTTATAGACCACTTTGATCGAGTGAGGTCACATATAGGACTTGATATGAAGGCGGCTGTTAAAGGGGCTGATGCTATTATAGATGTTTTAGAAGCTCAGGGTATCACAGCCGGAGAAAGTCCTTTTGGTAACAGCTCGATAAAAGCCTTTAACTGGTCGTGGCAGCGACGCACGTTATTGTATGGCAATAAGAAGTTTGTAGGTGGTAGGTTTACTTTACGCTTAAGGATATTCTAGTGGGTAGGTGTATAATAGTTTTAGCCTTGCCGAGATCTGGTTCCTCCTGTGTAGCCGGTGCTCTTTACAGGTTAGGCGTTAATATGGGTGAGGGTTACCTACAGCCAAAAGATAAGCTTAATAAGCGCGGTTATTATGAAGATCGAAGATGGCAGAAAATAAATAAGGGCCTAGTGGGTAGCCGTTATGGACATAAGGAACCTGAGGTCCTACCAGATAAGGTTATTACTAGGACGTATAGATTGGCTCTTCAATGTGACAACGAACCTTTATGGGGATTTAAGGGTCCTAGAGCTTGCTTTACATATCACTTAATTACCCCTGTTATACAGAGGGTTACCAAGGATATACGAGTAGTTGTTGTTGATAGACAACTTAAGGCAATTGCTAAGAGCCTACAAAGACATAGTCATAAGGCATATAAAAATGTTAGGCTCAGTTGGGAAGAGTCTGTAAACTTAATGAAGGAATGGAATGAGGCTAAAAAGTCTAGGGTTAAATGGTTTGAAGAAGCTGGAATACCAATGCACTACATTTACTTTCCAGATCTTCTAAACGATACCTGGGGTATACTTGAAAAGCTGTATCCTTTTGTATTTGATGGTTATGAAAAGTATTTCTGTGGTCTAAATTCAGCAGCTGAGTGGGTAGACCCTAAGCTAGTTCATTTTGGGAGGTAGATATGGCAACATTACCAAGTGAGGAACGTTTTGCGGTTTGGGCCGAAGCTATGGCGCTGCTTAGCCGACACAATATTGAGGCACCAGTCACTAAGCCAGAGCTCCGTTGGTTGGTGAATTATCTCGATGACAACCTTGAGACGTTTGAAGCCGATGTGGTTGATGGTATTCCTGCTGGAGACGGCAAGGACTGGCTGGTAAGTAATCCATCCATAGCGAGACGGCTGATTGTGATGATTGCAGAGCGTCGTAGAGAGGTGCTGTAATGGCTAGCGGAGATCCTGTTGTTCAGGTACTAAGGGTAATGCCTCCAGGTGCGTCGGCTGCAACGATGGACGCTCGTGCTGGGGGTTCGACCCCCGCTGAGAACGTCGTGGTTTATGACTTTGATGCCAGCTCCGATGAGTACATCGACTTTCTTTGCCAACTAAATGGCTACGATAGCGGCGGTCTGACGTTTACGCTGGCGTGGGCAGCCTCGTCCGGTACCTCTAATAGCGTGGTGTGGGGCATAGCTATTCGGCGCCTGGATGACGACGCAGAGGACATTGACACGTCGCACAGTTATGCATTCAATGAGACGACCGATACCGCACCCAGTGCGTCTGGTGAGTTGAGCTACCCGACTGTAACATTCACAGATGGTGCTGATATGGACTCGTGGGCTGATGGTGAACTGGCTATTGTGCGTGTTATGCGAAACGCTGATGATGGTTCAGATGATATGACAGGCGACGCTGAGTTAGTCGGCTTTAGCGGAGTGGAGACCTAAACTAGATGGCGCGGCTATTTGACGACGCAAGTACTGAGTATTTAGAAAACAGCAACGCAGTAGTGTCTGGGCCGCCCTTTACAATAGCGTGCTGGTCATACATTGACGCTGCTTTAGACGCTCACCAAACATTTTTGGGAGTCTTTGACGGGGACTCGAATAACTACTACTATGTAAAGCATAACAAAAACGGCGGCCCCGCCCTGATGGTGTATAATGGATCTACATCAGGAAATTCCTTTTCTTCTGGTTCGCACAGCTTGGAAACCTGGCACCATAATTGCGCCGTCGCAAGAGCTGCAAATGACCGATCTATATTTTTAGATGGCGGTAACGAAGGCATAAATACAACTTCGGTTTCTCCCTCGGGTATGGACAGAACAACGATGGCTGGCGCTTATTGGGGTGGGACAATATCCAGCTATATGAGTGGGCGTATTGCTGAAGCTGCTATCTGGGATGTGGCCCTTACCGATGCCGAGGTCGCAGTGCTGGCGACAGGCGTCCCGCCGTACTTTGTGCAACCTGATAACCTAGTCGCCTACTGGCCGCTGTTGCGCACCGACCAGGATCTCGTGGGCGGCTACGACATGACCGCCTACAACACGCCGTCGTGGGCAGACCACCCGCAGAAGGTGTGGTATCCTACTGGTCCTAACGGGTTATATCTTCCAGCAGCAGCCGGAGGGTATACTTTAACTGCTGACCAGGGTACTTATACATTAAGTGGGCAAGATGCTTCATTGTTAGCCAGTCTTATCCTTACTGCTGATCAAGGAACTTACAGTTTAAGTGGTCAGGATACAGGCCTTTTATTTGGAAGATTGCTAGAGGCTGACCAGGGAACTTACACATTAACTGGGCAGGGCGCTGAATTACTACTTAATAGGTTAATTGAGGCTGCCCAGGGTACATTTACACTAAGTGGGCAAGATGCTACTCTTACCTATACTCCAATAGGTGGATACACACTAGTAGCAGACCAAGGTACTTATACACTAAGTGGTCAGGATTTAGACCTAGCTGCTAGTAGGTTATTAGAGGCTGATCAAGGAACTTACAGTTTAACGGGTTTCGGTACTGATTTTGCTGTAGTTTATTTATTAGAGGCAGCTCAAGGTAGTTTTACCTTAAGCGGTCAAGACGCAGGTCTCTCTATCAGTAGATTGTTAGAGGTTGGCTATGGCGTCTATAATGTTACTGGGCAGGACGCTGACCTTTTGCGGTTGTTCACAATGGAGGCAGCTCAGGGTACATTTACCCTTAGCGGTCAGGATGTTGGGCTTACCTTAGCACGGATCTTAGAGGCTGAACAAGGTACCTTTGCTCTTTCTGGGCTAGATGTAACCTTACTGTATTCAGGTATAATAACTCCTGATAGCCGGATCTATGTAGTTCAGAGTGAGAATCGTGTTTATATAATAGCGCTGGAAGATAGGACTTACGGAGTAGCTGTGGAAGATCGGACCTTTCTAATAGAGTCCGCATAGGAGGAAATAATGGCTAGTTTTAATAAGATCAATGATTTCGTTGAAGATTTGGCAGAGGGAGTACACGATTTAGGGTCTGACCAGATTGCTGTGGCGTTGTCTAATACTGCTCCTGGAGCAGAAGGTTCTGATCCTACTGGAGATGGTAATGGTGATCTTGGTAACGTTTCAGAGGTTGGTTATGGTAACCTTTCAGGGGCTAACCCTAGAAATGTTACGACCACTTCTAGTACTCAGTCTGGTGGAACGTATCAGCTGACTCTAACAGACCTAACTCTAACAGCTAGTGGAGGATCAGTTGGCGCATTCAGGTACGTTTACATTTACAATGAGGATGCCGCCAGCGATGAGCTTATCTGTTACTATGACTATGGTTCAAGTATCACCCTGGCTGATGGTGAGACCTTGGATATTGATTTTGATAACGCTAACGGGCTGTTCCAGCTCAGCTAGGAGGTACGATGCCTTCTACATTTGAAAAAGATCCAGACGCAGTCCTAGATTACCAATTTGATTGGTCTGACTGGCTGGCAGAGGGCGATTCAATTTCTAGTTATACAATAGATGAGGATACGGGCATAACTGTTGATTCAAGCTCTAACGACGCTGACTCAGTAACTGTTTGGCTCTCAGGCGGTACTGCGCTAGAAAACTACGTCGTTCGTTGCGAAATAGTAACCAGCGATGGGCGCACAGACGAGCGCAGTATGTTGCTTAGAGTGAGGGAGAGGTAGTATGCTATATAGAGTACATACATCGCTTAGAAAGGGCCGCAATAGGTTACCTAAGGGGACAATTTCGCAGCTCTCAGGTCTTTCTGCTTCTACCAAGGATAAACTGCTAGAGTTGGAAAGGATCTCAGTCGTCATCGCGCCCCCTGTGTCTATTATTCCGGGCTGGAGCGAGGCAGCAATCGCGCTGAAGGAGAAGTTCCAGATCGTCTATCTAGACGAACTGTTATGTGCTGATCTAGACAAAGTGTCAGAGGAGTTGGGTGTGTCGGTTAAGGCAATTAAGGATTTAATGTCCTATATAGAGGCATAAGGAGATAGAGATGGCTAGGACCAGCGAAGGAATGAGTTTTGTTGCAGCGGATGTTGAGGTCAGCCAGGATGGTGTTGTCTGGATTGACTTGGCACCTTACGGTAGCTCAGTTGCTACTGGAGGTGGTGATCGAAGGACTGGTGAAGTGAATGTCTTTGATGATGAGCGTCCTATTGTTACGGCAGGTAAGAAGGGTTCACAAACCGTAAACGTTAGGTACGTTTACACTGAGGAAGCTGGCGGTCCTTTCGAGGAAATGAGGGACTGGGATGATGCCGAAGGTGGAGCGGCCTATTGTAGGTACTGGGTAGCCGGTAAGGTTGCTGGTAACTTCGTGTTTGCCACTGAGGAGGCTATCATAACCATGTTCGAGGACCCAGGGGGAGAAGCGGGTTCTGGAGATCCGGTCCTCTGCGAGATTCAGTTCACGACCGAAGAGATCACCAAGGACACCTGGGTTAGTTAGAGTTAGTTAGAGTTCTTAGAACAGGAGGCACGATGCCACAGAGAAAATCAGTACGTACAGTTGATGCATCAGAGGTTCAGGGTGAAGGTGCTTACGTTAAGGTGAGTGCAGTTAAGGTGAAGGAGATTAAGGAACTCAGGGCTGCCCGTACGAAGGACAGCCTAGATTCCTTCCAGGGAGGGTTGGATCTTGTTTCAGCCCATGTTCTTGAGTGGAACTTTGTTGATGACGAAGGTGAACCTCTACCTCAACCCGCAGAAAAGCCAGAGGTTGTAGACGAACTAACCGAGGAAGAGGCTACGTTTATCGTGTTGGCCCTTACGAATAGTGAGGAGCAAAAAAATTAGAGAACAGGGTCACCACTTATTTGTGGACGCCAAGTGGTGACCCTCCCTGGGAATTAGTCTCCTACGTACTTAGACGAGATGTATATCATTGTACGGAGAGCGCGCTTGAAGAAGAAGACTGGATAAACATTTCTAACGACATAGCAGTAAGAAATGCCTTAGCGAGGGTGAGTAACCGATGAATCTAGAACATGCACTCACAGTACTGATTACAGGAAAGAATGAGGCTGGTGAAGCCTTTGATGAACTGGGTGATCAAGTAGGGAGTGCTGTAGAGGAAGTCGCTCAAGGTTCTAGCCTGCTTTCAGACGCTCTAGGTACGACTGGGAAGGTACTCGGTACTGTGGCCGGGGCCTTCCTTAGCCTTATTAAATTTGCTGGAAGGCTAGGATTGGCATTAACAGGACTTAATGCTATTTT